GCTCAGGTTGTTGCCGTTGACGACGCGGGTGCTGGTGACGCGGGTTCCAACAACATGCCCGGTCGCGCACAGTGAGCTGGTCACCGTGACGGTGGGGTTAACCGCCCACCGAAGCCGCCCGTCAGCGTTGACCGTGTTGGAGGCGACGGCGACCAGAGTCAGAACCGTTACTGCTGCCGGGGTGAGCGGGTCGAACGCCACCGTGACCGTCGTTGTTTTGACCTGCCCGTTGAAGGCGGGGTAGCCGAGCAGGTCGAACATGTAGCCCTGGTAGCTCGAGGTCGCTTGCACAAAAGCTGAGGCCACCTTGGCCAGCGGCGTGGTTGGTGTTGGTGTTGGTGTTGGGGTCGTCGTCGTGGAGTTGTCAGTGACCTTCCGCATGGAGGTCAGGTCTTCCACCAGGCGGCAGCCGATCTGCGTGCCGGGTGTCTCGATCGTCAGTCCGCCGGGGGCGCTGACACCGATCAGGGCACGCGCACCGCTCTGCAGCCAGACGTACTGCTTGCTGTCGGGGAACCGGGCGGCGCGGGCAGACGAAACCGGCACAAAGCGGAACTCGTAGGTTCCTTTCTTCGGGTGGCGGAACTTGAAGAAGTTGTATTGGTCAACTGGGGCGGTGCCACGGATGCAGAAATGCTGTTCGGTGAAAATCCAGCTGGTGGCGCCGACCTCGCGGTAGTGGATCGTGAAGACGCTTGTGCGCCAGTCGTAAAGAGTCTGCGTGCCGCTGGTGACGGCCACGTTGTTGTCGTCCAGGCGCTGCAACCTGTCGCCCGAGGGTACGGTCTGGAAGTTGCAGATGCCGTTCAGCCGGGTCCACACCTGTGACTTCAGGCAGACTTCGGTCTGGTCGCACGGGCGGGTGTTTTTCACCACCCCGAGCGCCGTGCGCGATAGGGGATAGAACGGGTTCTCGACGAGGAACTCGCCAAGGCGGACGGTCTTGTTCTGATCAACCGGATCTCGCGAATCGATATGAGCAGAAGGTGGGATGCTGAAGGAGGGGCCTCCGACAATCTCGATGCACTCCAGCGTAATCAGTTGGGTCTTGCCGGCGTCCCAGACATCCAGTGAACGGTTGGTGACCTTCCAGATACTGGCCCCGAGCTGGATCATTTCACCGATCTGGAGGATCGAGTCGGAACGAGCGCACTCGGAGTCGAGGATGTTGGTCATGTCCTCCATCGTGAACTCCTTCGTGAAGTCGTCGCCGAGGTTGTCGCGACTGAGCTTCTGGCCACGGATCGCGTAGGTGATGGTGGCGCCCACCGTGGCCGTGTTCACATCGATACCGATGCTGAACCCGCCGCTGGGGATCAAGCCCTGACGGCGAGGCCACCCGCAACCGACGCCAGTCATCAGCGGGAAGCCCGCGTTGGGCCCCGCGATCTTTCGCCGTTCCCACTTGGCCAGCTGCTGGGAGGTTTCCTCGGCGTCCTTGAGGTACGACACCACCCGCCAGTTGGTACGGAGGGGCAGCCCGTTGGGGATGGCTTCGTAGATCCCGAAGCTGGTGTTGTTCGAGGGGACGTATGCGCCGCAGAAGGATCCCTCCGGGAATCCCATCAGGTTGAAGAGGTTCTCAGCGCCGTCGGGGTCGCCGGAAGACTTCGAGCCCTGCGTTCCGTAGAGCAGGTTTGCGCGGGTGCATTTGCCGGAGGAGCTGTACCAGAACGCGAACTCGCTGCTCAAGGTGTTGGTGAGCGAGTTGTTGCCAACGAAGATGCCGGCGCGGTCAGGGGGCAAGACACCGCCCTCGGATACCACCATGTTGAGCTTGGCGGCCTGCTGACCCCCGAACGATTTGATGCGCGAGTACACAAGCCGGGGACTGACCAGAATCCCGCCGCTGGTGCCCGTCCATCTCGTCCAAACGATTGGCAGTGTGTCGCCATACTGCGCTAGTTCCTGTGAGGACTCAAAGCCGTAGGTGCTGGCAAAGCGTTCAGTGCCGCTGCGGCCGGCTAACTGACGCGATCCGCCGCCTTTCTGGTCTGGTGCCGAGGGTTTAGGCGTGAGCAGGTACGCCGCAGCTGTCAGTGCCGCGCCAATGACAAGGTTGATAACAACCGTCCAGAAGATTGCTTCGTTTCGTATGTCTGGTACTTGGTCATACGCAGCGGGTCGCGTTCCTGCCTTGCTCTGGGCGAGTTGAGCAAACTCTTGGTATTCGGCTTCGCTGCAGCCGAGGATGGCAATCAGTTCCCGTTCCCAGGGAAGCAGAGGTCTGCTTACTCTCTGTGCCTGAAAAGCTGACAGCTCCTGACGCCGGTGAACGGAAACCACCGCACCTTGCTGCTGATCCCGCTGATGATCAGAAGGCCCTGGTCCCAGACCACCGCGAACACCCACGACTGCTCGGCTACTAAGGCAACGTCCCCATCGTAGGCGGGGCCACTGATACGACTTCCCCAGCGCAGCAGGTCGCGGTAGACGGTGAACCGGTTGCAGCGATACCAGTCAGAACGAAACGTCGGGCAGGGGAGACCCAACCGCTGGCGGACGATGTAGACCAAGTGGATGCAGTCGATCTTGCCCTCGGGGCCGCTGCCGTCGGCACCCAGTTCGTAGCGGCGGCCGATGAGGTCGATCACCGCATGTAGAGAGAGGCGGTCGTCGGTAGAGGGCCGACCAAGTCGGCTGTGAGGCTGCGGAACGGAATGTCACCGCCGACGGCATCCAGCACAGTGTTCAGCTGCAGGACCGCCGCGGTCTCGTCCCAGCTGCCGGAACTCACCTGCCCGACATAGCGGTAGAGCTGCCGGCTTGGCTCCAGCAACTTGACATCCACCTTGGCCACCCACTGGTTGTCGATGGCCTGCCGGACCCAGGAGCGGGTGAGTGCCGTGTTGGGGAAGATGAGGTTCGCCGTCACGTTGTCACCCTGCCTGTTGATGACGCCGCCCGAGAAGGAGAACGGCAGGAAGTTGGCCGCCTGGATGCTGTGGTTCTGGAAGGTCAGGTTGTTGAGCGTCAGCTCGTGGCCAAAGATCAGTTCCATCAGACTCCGATCTTGCGGCGGGTGGAAGGTGAGTGCTGCATCCGACGCAGCGTCTGCTGCTCGGCCTGCTTGGCGGTGCTGCGCATCCCAGAGGTGAACTGGTCTTGGGTCACGTAGTTGCGACCCTCGAACTGCAGCACAGGACCGGTGGTGACGCTGATGGTCATAGCGCCTGAGCCGCCGGTGGAGGACGGTCCACCGGTGGGATCGGCTCCGTCAATCACGGAGCTGCCTCGAGAGCCCGCATTCCAACGGGCCATGGCGCTGCCCATCTTGCTGCTGGGAATGACGTACTCGCTCTCGCCACCCTCGCCGATCATGGCCTTCGTGGGGCCGGTGACGAAGCCGCCGGTGGCCATGAAGCTCGGGGCGCCTGGCATGAACATTGAGCTGCCGCCGCCCACACCGGCGCCAGGCATGGCCACCGGACCAGCGCCGCTGAAGCCGCCGAAGCCGCCAGCGGCGCTGCCGAGGAAGTTCATCGCCAGGCCGATCACCTGCATCTCGATGTACTTGGCGATCATCTGGGCCGCCATGTCGAGGAAGTGACCCGCAATGCTCTGGAAGGCGTCAGCCAGGGCCTGCTGCGCTGACTTGGCGCCGCTGGCCACATCCTTGAATGCCGTGCCAAAAGCGCTGCCGATAGCGTTGGCGCCAGCGATCACTTGGTTCACCGGGTCCAGCAGCGCGTTCAGCTCGCCTTGCACCTTGTCGTAGGCGCCCTGCAGGCGCTCACCAGGGGACTGCGCTTGCTTGGCGCCTTCTTCGGCTTTCTCCTTTTGCTTGTCGAGCAAGCCGAGTTTCTCCTTGAGGAGAGCCAGCTCTTTCTCCAGCTCCGTCGTGATTTGCCCTCTTGCCTTGGCTTCGGCAATGGCGGCCTCGACGCTGAGCACCTCGTAGTCGAGAAGCTCCTTGGCTTGGGTGTAGGTCTGCTTGATCTTGGCCAGCTGCTCGGCTAGGGCAGGCAACACTCCGTCCGCCAGCAAGGCTCCGTACTCCCGCTGGTAGGCCGCCGAGTTCTTCTGGTCCTCGACGATTTCGTTCATCGGACCGAGCGCCTTGCGCAGCACCTCGTCAAAGCGCTGTTGCAGTTCTACAGCGGCCTTCTGGTCGCCCAGTTCTTTCCAGCGCTTGACCAGCTCCATTGAGCTGATCTCGATGGACTTGGATTTATCCACCAGGGCGGTGTAAACGTTGAGTACGCCGCTGATGTCCGCCAGCTTGGGAGCCGCCGGCAGCGCTGGGATGCCTGGAGCTGTGGGTGCAGTAGGTGCAGTAGCTGCGGTGGCACCCGTGGCACCAGTCACCACCACCGGCACTGGCGCAGTAGACGCCCCAGGCCGCTGGAACAGCGGCGACATCTGGGTGGTGGCTGCGGTCTTGCCGCCCATCAGGGCAGCCAGTCCCGGTGTCAGGGGCACCTTCCCGCCAGGCGTGGGGACATGGAGGTGGGTGGCGTGGCCACGGGGGTCGCGCTCGGGACCGAACAGCTGGTTGCCGAACGCCCCCGTTGCACGGAGCTTCCGCTCCATTTCAATGGTCTTCTGGACGTAGTTGCGGTCGTACTGCGGGGCTGTGAAGCCCATGTCCATCGCGTTGAGCATGTGGTTGGGCGTTCTATGCCCGGCGTTTGTGAAGTCGCCGCTGGTGCGCCCCATGCCTTGGCTGATCAGCCACTTACGCAACACTTCCTTGTCGATGTAGCCGCCGGCGGTCATCGGAGCACCCCCACCTCCGCTGGTGAGTGGCGTGGCTGCGGCCTGGACCTGCTGGAGGTCGCCAGTCTGCTTGGCCAGCTCGTAGGTGCGCTGCGCCATGGCGTACTGGTACTCCGCTACCTTCACCTTGTAGTCCTCAGCCGAGCGGGTCAGCTGCAGGTACGTCTTGGCAACGTCGCGCTGGTAGTCGCTGGCCTGGAGCTGCAGGTCGGCTGACTTCTTGGAGACATCGAGGCGGAACTTGGTGCCGTCCCGGTCGATGTCGGCCAGCTTGAGCTTCAGCTCGCGCTCCTTTTGCGCCAGATCGGCTTCACCCTCGCCGCGCACCCGCAGGTACTCACGGGCGGCGGTGACCAGTTGGCTGCCCTCAAACTTGCTGGTGGGGTCGCCCTTGCCAATCTGAGAGAGGCTCAGGTCCAGGCGTTCAATGCTGAGCTGAGCCTGACGGCGCAGGTTGTCGCTTTCAGCCCTGGCAAGCTCCTGTCGCTTGGAGAAGATCGCGTCTTCGATGCTCTGGCGCAGTTCGATGGAGCTGCGCTCAATGTCGGCGGCCTTGCGCCGCAGTCCGTAGACCGCCTCTTCAGCGTTGAGTCGCAGGTCCACAGCGCTGCGCTCCAGGTCGATGCCCTGCTGGCGCAACTGGCGCTCCTGCGCAGCGGACTGCACCCGCCGGTCGATCTCTGCCTCTTGGCCTTTCAGGTCGAGAGCTGGTGGCTGGGCACCTTTGCCTGCGTTAATGCCCAGTCCTTGCAAGCCTCGGAATACGCCAGGAAGGTCAACACCTGTCAGTGCTTTGGACGTGGACGACAACAAGAAGTCCGTCATCCACTTGGGCGGGCGGACTTTGGCCAGCTCTCTAAGCGCACCAGCAAAGATATTCAGAATCGTCACTGCGCCTGTGACGGCAGGGATCACCTCGGATTGCAGTGCTGCTACAGCTTGATCCCATTGCGCGGTTAGCTTCTTCTGTTCGGCGTAGAGGGCGAAGAGCGACTGCGTGGTGTCAGTACCGAGACGGCGGTTTAGCTCTGCAATAACTCTGGCCTGGGCCTCGTAGCCGCGACCTGACGCGCTGAGTTGTTCGACGGTGTAGCGCAAACTGTCGCTCACCTTTAGCCCAGCAGCCTCCATGGCTGCCAGCGCGTCAGTCGGCGACTTCAGCGAGCTGGCCAAGTCCGTCAGGGACTTGGCGTAAGTGTCCAGGATCTGGCCAATGGCGCTGGTGAAGACCCCAATCATTGGGTTCTTGCCACCCAGCGCCCCACCGGCAAAGCCGCCGATGGTGGCCAGAGGGCCGGCACCGAACAGCAGTGGGAAGGCGCCGGAAACCAGGGTGTTCTCCACCCGGCCCTGCAGGTCCTCGCCCTTCTTCTTCTTGTTGCGCAGGTCGGCCAGTTGGGTTTGTCGGCGGGCCACCGTCAGGGCACGTTCGTCCAGCTGGGCCGCTTTGATCCGCTCGGCGTT